TTTCCACGCTGGGCAATCAAACCTTTCATGTACTACGTGTCGGCCACCCACAATGCAAGAAAAAAAGCGACTTCGTCTATGAAATATCTAAGTGGATTGAGCCTACCTTATGACTTTATGCCAGATAGCCGTATTTTCAGCAGTTAATCCGATAATGCTGAAGATACTTTTTTATTGCGTTCTTCCATCTCATACCGAACAAAAGCGTACAACACCTGCCGTTCACCATATCCCAGTTTCATGACCGCTGACGGCAGCAGGTGATGCTCCCGGAACAGGAGATACATCGCCTGCACTTCGCCATCGGTCCGGATCAGTTTTTTACGGCTTTGTCCGCCTTTTCCTGGGTCGTATAACCGTTGAGTTCCGTAATCTGTGCCGTGAGGTCGGCGATTTCGCCTGCCAGGAAGATCTTGCGGATGATGTCGCCAGGGAGTACGGCCCCGAATTTTTCCAGCAGGTCCTTGTTCTTGAGGTCCGGGTCGGCAATCCCTGCCAGGAGCGTCTGGGTCTGCATCTGATAAATATCGATGTTATCGGCACTGCCGTTGGTGAAGTCCACGGCCATTTTCTGGATATCCGCATAGCGTTCCGGATCGATGGCCCGGAGCGTGATGACAAAATCGAACCCGAACAGCTTCGAGAGCCGTTCCATCTTCACTTTCATCTCAGGCCGTTCGGCCAGCTTGTTCACTACATCGGCTTTCAGCAGCCGGTCTACCATATTCATGTGCTTGTTCTCCTTATGCTAAATCCAAGAGGTCCCAGTCCGAGAAGGTGAAGCTGTAGCTTTCCTCGCCCATCTTGTCCACTTCCCAGTCCGCTAAAATCAGGCTGTCAAAGGTCGCATCCTTGATGACGATGCGCTCGCTGCCGATGGCATCCTTGTCATCCAGGACGGAGACGATGGTCACGACAGTCTGCCTGCCCGCCTTGATGTTGTCGTTCATCTTCCGGATCATGTAGCTCGACACCTTATGCAGCTTCAGCTGGCCTTTGCAGTCGTATCCTGTGACCTTGTAGCCCTTACCCACATGACGGAGCATCTTCACTTCTTCCTTGGTCAGCGTGACCTCGGCCTTGAATGCCGTTGCTTCGGCCATGAGGTCGCCGTCGATATACAGGTCAGCATACTTGCCGTTCATGACCCGTTTGGCTTCCATACTGTTCATCCGGCTTCACCTCCTCAGATATTGATGGTAATCGTGACATCTTCCATGGCATCCAGCAGCGATGCCTTGACGGCGATGAACACATTGCTGCCGATATTGGCCAGCTTGATGTCCATATCGGACATGTCCGCCAGTTCCGCCTTGGTGTATTTGCCGTTGGATTCCAGCCATATCTTCGTGGATTCCACATCGATATACGCTGTGTTCTGGTCCTGTTCCAGCAGCCCCTCCTGGGCCAGCTGGTCAAGATACCCCTGGATGGCCGTCACCAGAAGGCAGCGGTTCGCATAGCTGTTGGCGTACTTCCCGAGGTAATGGTCCTGGGCCGTCGTGCGGATGTCGTCGTGCATCATATCCATCAGGTCCACGAGCTTGATTTTCTGGAAACTCGTCCCCTTGTCCTGGACGGTGGTCACCAGGGAGTTGATGCCCCGGGCCAGTTTCACCTTTTCACCGTCAAAGAAGAAGAACAGCTTTCCTGCCCCGGCCATGGTGTCCATTTCCTCTTTCGTCCAGACATCACAGCCGATGACTTCCGGCAACGGCGCGTAGGTACAGGAAATCGTCATGGGCGTCCCGGCAATGATGCCGGCAATGCGGCTGCAGTACTGGGCTGTCGTGTACGTCTTCGCTTTGGTCTGAATGGTCTTGTTGACGAAGTTGATGACGCCTTCCGTATCTGCCGTACAGTCCGGCAGCACGGCCTTGATCATCTTGTCCTTATTGGTACGCATCCCCTTGACCCAGGTGGCAATCGTATCGATGTGCGACGTTCCGATATCCGGGATGACCAGATAGTCGAAGCGCTTGTTCTCGATAACCTTCAGGATATCCGTATAGTCCTCGGCTTCACTGCTGATGATTTCGGCAATGACTTTCTTCGGGCTGTTCACATAGCCCCGGAGCACCAGTTCCAGCTGCTCCCGGTTGCTGTCGGACAGTTCCTTGGGGATGTCATCTGCCGTGTACAGATTCACTTCTGTCATCGAAGGAAGGGTCTCTTCCTTCAGGATCATGAGGACAATGCCGCGTTCGCTGCGCTCGATGGCGCTGATGCCTTTTTCCTTGAACACGACATTAATGGATGGCATTTTCATGTTTCGTTGTCTCCTTTCCCTGATACCGCTGATGCAGCACCTTCATCCGTTCGGCTGCTTCCGTTTCATCGGCGGAATCATAGTACTGGACGGTCAGCGTCAGCCGGCCGCCATCGTTGTCCGTCCCGATGAGTTCCCCGCTCATCGAGCGGACAGCAAAAAACCTGTCCTGGACGGCAATCCCGTCACGGAACAGGTCTTCTGCAGCAGCCAGTACCTCATAAATGGCGGTACTGGCTGTCTGCTTCTGCGGTATATAGGTGATGTACATATCCGTATCCCGGTACACTTCCTTACTGCCCTGGGGTGAAGTCACCGTCATCGTCTTGAGGAAAAATGCCGGCGGACGGAACCCTTCCTTCACTTCCTGCAGGTACACGGGATACGGGAACCGTTCCTTCAGCTTCTGCTGTACGGCCTGCAGGATGTCGATGTCATGGATCATGTGCCGCCTACTTTCTTCAGGAGCTTCTTCGCCAGTTTCTCCAAGCCCGGCTGCAATTCACGGGCTTCGAAGGCTTTAACGGATTTCTCCGTATAATGCTGGCCTTCATAATAGCCAACCGTCCGGCCGCCCGGCGTTTTCTTGACATGCCCGTTATTGAGCAGGTGATGGACCGGGTGCTTATTCGTCAGCTCATAAATCAGCTCCGAACCGTTATAGCCTGTCACCTTATGCTTCCAGCCCTTCTTCAGCTTGCCCGTGCTGCCTTCCGGCGTGTTCTTCACGCACTCCTTTTTTAGCTTGTTGCCAATCGTAACCAGCCCCTTTTCGGCAGTGCCGGGAAACTCTTCAATGGCAGAAAGCAATTTTCCCGAAAGGTCATCCAATCCTTTGACTTCAAAATCACTTCCGCTCATTGTCCGTCCCCCTCACTTCTTCTGTGCAGTACAGTTCCAGGGCTTCGTGACGCATGTACGGGTCCACGATGGTATCGATGTCGTACAGGTGGTCCTGGTACTTCACCTTCATATCGTGGGTGACGCCCGGACGCCAGCGGATGGTGATCTTGCTGTACTCCGTGTCCGCCCTGCGTTCCATCTCATAGAACACTTTGCCCCGGGCAGGCTCGATGGATGCCCAGCAGCGGTACACCACGACGTCGGTCTGGGTGTCGAAGCCGTATCCGTCCGTTGCCGCCTGCTTCCCCAGGATTTCAATCCGTTTATTCAAAAGCCCGGTCTTCATGGGCATCCCCCTTTCAAAAACAGCTCCGCCGCACCCCGAACAGCAGCCACCGCAGCCGCTTCAGCAGGCCGGAATAATCGGCTTCTTCCCGATGCTCGTACAAAAAGGCGGCGGCATAGAGGATGGCTTCATGGAACACGACGGGATTCTCTTCGGCATCCGCTTCCTCGCAGCAGGCCAGATCCAGGCACAGCGCCTGGGCCGTTTCCAGGGATGACAGGATGACATCATCATTCGATGTGTCATCCTCATCAATCCGCAGATATTCCCGGGCTTCTTCCAGGCTGACCAGCATGGCTTAGGCCTTCGCTTTCACTTCGAGTGCCTTGACCGCTTCCTGAAGCATCAGCATACCATCGACGCGCTGGCTGGCGAGGAAGCCAATCTGCCCGTTG